ATTAGAGAATTGAATAATGGTAAGTTAGATAAGAGTTTTCCAATACCCTGGGAAAGTTATCAAAACAGTTTACTACTGACAAATGAAGAAGGCCTCAATAAAATAAGGACAAGAATTTATACCATAGTAGATGTAAAAACTTGGGATAAAACCGAAAAATAAATTGTATTTTTCAGAAGTTCAATAATATATATTATTGATGAAGGTTGTTATAATAACAACTATGAATTGTAAATTAATAAATAATAATAAGGAGATACAAAATGGATCTAGACGCAATTCGCAAGAAACTCACTCAACTACAAACAACAAACACACGGACTTCAAATCTTTGGAAGCCTTCACCTGGTAGAACCCAGGTGAGGATTGTACCGTATAAGCACAATAAAGATAATCCGTTTATTGAGTTGTATTTTCATTATGAATTAGGAGATAGGTCTTATTTATCCCCAGTCAGTTTTGGTCGTCCAGACCCGATTGAGGAGTTCGCTGATAAGTTAAAGACAGGTGGTAATAAAGAAGATTATCGACTTGGTAAGAAACTTGAAGCGAAGATGAGAACCTTTACTCCAGTAGTAGTTCGTGGTGAAGAAAGTGAAGGAGTTAAGTTTTGGGGTTTTGGTAAGATGGTTTACCAAGAACTACTTTCTATTATAGCTGACCCTGATTATGGTGACATTACTGACCCTGTAAATGGTAGGGATGTTTCTGTAGAGTTCAAGACAGCTGAAGAAACTGGTGCTTCATTTCCCAAAACTACTATTCGTGTAAAACCTAATCAAACGGCTCTTACAGAAGATTCTACTTTGTTAGAAAGTCTTTTGGATAATCAGATGGATATTCGTGAGATATATCAAGAGAGAACTTATGATGAGTTGACAGAGGTATTGAATGATTGGTTAAATCCGTCAGACGAAAAGACAGAAGAAAGTGAACGTGTAGAAGAATCATCTACTGTTACTGAAAATGTAGTATCTGACGCCTCAGAAGCATTTGACGAACTGTTTAATAAGTAGGTCTAAGAATGACTTCACGAGATGAGTTAGCAAGTATATTAGCTGACAATCTAAATAAACAGTTTAGCGAATCAAAAGTA